AACTGAGCCAGCCGGTGGCAACCTACTGCGGCGTCGAGTTCACACGCTATACGATTGAATGGACGAACGGCCCGCTGCCGGTCGGCACCAAGCTGTATGCCGCCCAGCCAGTACCGGCCGTTGACCAGACCATGCTGGCCATGGCCGACTGCATGGACATGGTGCGCCGCGACCTGATCGACATGGGCATCATCGACAAACGGGTGGCACCGATGTTCATCCCGGAAGCGGTCGCGCGCTACGTCAAGTCGGCGATCCTTGCTGTCCCGCAAGGCTACAAGCTGGTGCCGGTTGAGCCTACCGAAGCCATGATCCGCGCCGGCTGCCTGAACCAAGCCACCGACAAGTTCGCCAACTTACGGGAAATGCTGCGCGACGATTTCGTTGCCATGGTTGCTGCATCGCCTGTGGTGCGCTAATGTACATCGAAATCCCACCCGACGAACCGCCAGAACTGGCGCCGGTCGTCACACTGCCGGTCAAGCAGCGCGACCACGACATTGAGCGCGTGTTGACCGAGGTGGCCGGCGCCAAGTGCTTCCACCGCCGCTTCACCGTCGATGACAAGCTGCAGGAAGTCGAGTGCCGCGACTGCAAGGAAAAACTGAACCCGATGTTCGCGCTGATCCAGTTGTCACGCCAGGAGACTCGCTACCACGAACTGCACGCACGCTACCACGACGAACTGGCGCGGCTGGCCGCACGCGAGCGCACCAAGTGCGAACACTGCGCCAAGATGACGCGGATCAGCCGGGCATGAGCACCGTACATCACCCTGCGCGAATTAACCAAGTGGCGAACGCCATGAGCCACAACCAAGCAGAGGCAACCATGACCAACAAACCCGCCACCTTCCGTACAGGTCAATGCGTGAAGCTGGCCTACTGCGGACGCACAATCGACGCCGAGGTAATGCTCGCTTCACCCAACGGCGTGAGCCTGATGCTGCGCTTTGACGGCGCGCTGCCCACCCCCGACGGCGGCATGTTCGTCGGCCAGATACCGCTGCTGCGCGACGGGCATGGCGTGTACCGCGACCTGATGGCCAACGCCATCGCCACGCTGAGCGCCAACTAATCGACGTACTGTTCCGGCTCCGTCTCGCGCTCGATCAGGCGCCCCTTCTCGCTGTCCGACAGCCATTGATACTGGACCCAGCTGTAGTAGTGCTTGATCGGCTCGGGCAGCGCCTCGTACTCGGCGCGCGCCAGCTCGCGCAGCTCGTCCAGGGCATCCTGCCGCTCCATTGGCTCGCTCATCAGCTCGCTCCATATTCGTAGGCACCAAGATCGGCAGCGCCACCGACCGGCCGTGCGTAGCCGTCGAAGTCGGTGGCCGCGGCATAGCTGGCGTTGCCCGCATTGCGCGCCGGCGAACCGGCCTGCAGATGGTAGTCGCCACTGCCGTCAAGCTGGTAGTTGACAAACAGCGGGTCGCCACTCACGTCCGCGCTATGCGTGGTGGTCGTGCCGTAGTTGCGCACCGTGTTGGCATTGCACAGGTTGGACACCACCAGGCATCCAGGGCCGATGTCGCCTTCCGTGCGGATGCCTTCCGCGTTCGCATAGCAGATGTTGTTGGCGACGGTCACGAAGTCGCACGGCGCGGCTAGGTTGACGTAATCGCCGCCACCGAAGATGATGCCGTAGCCGTTGCCGAAACAGGTATTGTGCACGACATCAACGTGGCGCGCATCGTGCCACAGGTGGATGCCGCCGCCAGTATTTTGCCAGCAGACGTTGTTCTCAACGCTGCCGGCCGCCGTAAAGTAGATGCCATGGTGCAGGCTGCTGCCGCTAGACGGCCCCACATGGTGCACCCAGTTGCCGGTCGCCTGCATGTTCGAGTGGCCATACCAGCTATCCATCAGGACCCCCGCGCCGCCGCCATCGCTGGAGCTGCCGCTGCGGTCGATGTGGTGCACATGGCAGTGGCGCACGATACCGCCCTCGCCATTGTTGCCGATCCCCACCCGCCAGTGCGACCCGCTTGCCGGATCGGTGCTGCCATCGACCTCGAAACCGTCGATGATCACGTAGGCGCCGTTGTTTTCCCAGCCGTATTCGCGCGTCGAGGTCGCCGGCGGGACGATCTTCGCGCCCCACCGGACGGCAGAGACGAAGCGGATCGGGCTGTTCGCGGTGCCGGCGCGGGTGCCGACGATGCCGCCGACGTAGGTGCCGGGTGCCACGCTGACCACATCGCCCGCCACCGCCAGCGTCACCGCGCGCTGGATGGTGCGCAGCGGCGCGCCGGCCAGGCCACTGTTGGTGTCCGCGCCGGTCGGTGCCACGTACAAGGTCGCCCCGGCCACCAGCGCGCTGACGCTGCCGGCCGCTGCCGTGCTGCACTGGGCCTGGCGCGCGGCCACCACCGCGCCGCTGCCGACGCTGGCGGTGGCGAGTATCCGCTGGCCCTGCCGGTTCGCCACCACGCCAGCGCTGGCCCTGGCCACGGCGGCGGCGCTACGCTGGCCCTGCTGCAGGCTGACCTGGACCGCGCTGGCCAGGCTGGCGTTGGCGGCAGACGTCTGACCCTGCCGGGTTGCACCGAACACATAGCCATCGCCGCCCACATGCGCGCCGGCACGCTGGCCCTGGCTGGTCGCCCCCTGCACGGCCACGGCCACGCCCACGGCCGCCGCCACCGACTGCCCCTGCTCGGTGCTGCCCTGCGCCAGCATACTGAGCGCGGCGGCGCCACTGGCCTGCTGCGCCTGGCTGGTGGCGACCAGCATCGACCCCTGCTCGGCACGCGCGGCGCTCGACTGCGCCTGACGGCTGGTGTGCGCCATCCCGGTCGCCACCCCAGCCAGCGCGCTGCCATGCTGCGCCTGCGCACCGGCCACGGCCAGCGCGAGCGTGACACCGGCGCTGGCACTGGCCGACTGGCCCTGGCCGGTGGCACTGGCGCCGAACACGGTGCCGGCGTCGCCCGCCACGCCGCTCGCCACCTGGGCCTGCGCCGCAGCCGCCACGGCATCGACCCCGACCGAAGCCCCGGCGAGCACCGCCTGCGCCTGCGCCATGGCGGCGTAGGCGGTGCCGTCATCGCCCATGAACACTGCGCTGCCCTGGCCCTGCGCGGTACTGGCCGGGGCGTCGCTCGCCACCTCGCCCCGCGCCAGGGTGCTGGCCGTCTGGCACGACGCCACCACCGCCACCAGCGCTGCCACCGGCACCACCGCCACCCGCGCCGGGCCGTAGGCGGCAGGGGCGAAGGTGCGCCCGTTGCCGAAGCGGTAGCCGACATCGGCAGCGAGCGGCTCGATGGCCCCGGCCATCCCGACTTCCTCCGACCACAGGCGGGTCGTGAAGGATGGCAAGGTACGGCGATCGACGGTCATCGGCGGTCTTTCAGGTGGCGCTGCCGCTTCGGTGGCGCCGGCAGCAGTTCCAGCCAGGCGAGGAAGGCGGGGCTGGGCATAAACGGTGCGGGCGGCAGGCAGCGCGGCACCGGCGCGTCCACATCAGCACCCCCGGCCCTTGTGCTTGGCGTGCCCCGGCACCTGATTGGCAACGTTATGGGTATCGGTGCGCACCACCCCGCGCCCGGTCTGCACGCTCGGCACCACGCGCTGCGTCGGTGCCACTGGCGGCCTGGCCATCGGTGACGGTGCGGCCGGCGGATACTGTTTGCTCATGGGTGCCCCTTGACGATTGGTAATGTATTGGGTGACACTGGCATACGACAATGACAACAGGACAGGCCATGATCAACCACGACCGCCACACCGCCCCCCTGACCGCCGCCGAGATCACCATCTTCAACAAGATCCTCGACCTGCTCAGGATCAACGAGGTGCCGCACGGCCGCGCGGTGTTCATGTTCGGCAGCATCACCGAGGGTCTGATCGAGTATTCCGTGCGTGCACACAGCGTCCCCGAACCAGAAGCGCTCAAGGACTACCTCCAGCTGTTCGCCGCCGGCATAGGCCTGGAAATGATGAAGGTGGAACATGCAACGCTGGAAGCCGCCGAACCGACCAAGGTGCAGCACTGATGAGTGACCCCGCTGCCCGCGCCATCGCCTCGATCGCGCTCTGCCTTGCTGCGACCGGCATCGCCTGGGCCGCCCCGGACAGCGCCTTTATCGTCGTCATCGGCCTGGCGCTCGGCATCCGCCACATCTGGGACAGGGCAGCCTGAGCGGCTACAGGCACTCAACTTCGTTGCGGCAGTTAATCAGGCGCGGGGCGGTCGCGCGGGAGGTAATGGTGATCTCAATGCCACGGTGGCTGGGTTGCCCGTTGATCTGGAAGACCACCGGATGCAGCTCGGCATACAGTTGTGCCGCCAGCGCCGGGTGCAGTTCGATGCACTTCGGCATCGCCCCACGGTATTGCTTGCGATGTTGGCCGATGGCATGATCAAGCACCTGTTTGATGCCGCAGGTCAGTTTTGACAGGTCCGGGCGCGGTTTCGACCGTTGCAGGCGCGCCAGGAGGCCCGCCACGGCGTTTACATCGGGGCGTTGATAGGCAGGCATGGGCCGCAATCAGTTCAGCACGGCAAGTAGCGGCAGCAGTGCGCGGCAGCGGCCAGCACCAGGCCGACCGCGCCGGCCAGCAGCAGCAGCGCGCCGGCCGCGCACGCGGCCAGCCCCGTCACCACGGCGACCGCATCCCACTCGCTCGGCTCGACTTGGCGGGAAACGATGCGGCGACGGCTGGGCATGGTGGCGGTCCTCGGTGTTGAGTGTTATGGATATAGTAACTGCTGCAATCCCGCAAGCTCAAGCGGGATCAGTCCCCAGGTAGGTGTACAGCGTAGCGCGGCTGACCTTGAAGTCGCGCGCCACCGCTGCCTTGGGCTTGCCTGCCGCCACCGCAGCACGCAGCGCGGCAATGCCGGCCGCATCGAGCTTTGGCTTGCCGCCCTGGTACACGCCCCTGACCTTTGCCAGTGCAATGCCCTCGGCCTGGCGCTCGCGGATCATGTCGCGCTCAAACTCGGCGAATGCGCCCAGCATCGCCAGCATCAGCTTGTCGGTGGGGCTGGGATTGCCCGAGAACGTCATGCTGTTCTTGACGAACACCAGGGTGACGCCCTTCTTGGCCAAGCCTTTGACCATGGCCAGCAGGTCGGACACGTTGCGCGCCAGCCGGTCCATTGAGTGCACATAGATGGTGTCGCCTTCGCGCACGTAGTCCAGCATGGCAGCCAGGCCGGGGCGAGCGATGTCCTTGCCGCTGCACGTATCCTTAAACATCTTGTCGAGCGCCATGCCGTCGAGCTGGCGCGCGTTGTTTTGCCCGGCAGTCGAAACCCGTACATAGCCAACGGTCTGGCCTTTTGCCGCAGTCGTCATGCACATTCTCCTGTTCAAGTAGCGCCCTTTGCGCTGTTCAATCAGGATCATGGGCCTGTCGCCCGATATGTACAAACCTTACCTCAACCGGCTTTAACTTGACACAAGCAGCGGGCTGGCCGTCCCTGTCAATTCAGATGTACCCACCTTGTACAGCGTTAAATGCCATCCGGGAATGTCTCCGGCTCCAGCATCCGCTCGTCGATGATGATCGGCGGCACCGGCTCCATGTCGTACAGGCGCGAGGTGGCGTCGATCAAATCCTTCTTCGCGCTAAATGGGTAGGTCAGGAATTCCTCCAGAAAGCCCTTGTTCAGGCTGTACAGGTTGCCTTCGTGGTCGCGCCGGTTGACCGGCTTGAAGATGCGGAACGACTGGCCCTGTTCGCGGATGCGGCGCTGGTTGGCCGTTTCGGTTTGCGTGGCAGCGGCCAGGTAGAACTTCTTGGCCGCGAAGTCCGGCTGCAGGCGTTGTACCCGATCGTCCTTGGCCTGTGCCCCGTCGCTGGTCCAGTTCAATTCCTTGATCTCGAACGCCTCCTTGTCGCGCTGCATGCATTCCTCAAAATACTCGAGGTCCGCCTGCATGCCGTAGCGTTCATAGCCGACTTCCACCACCTGCACCCCAGGCTGCGCCAGCCAGACCTTGCGCAAGCCCTTCAACGCTTCCCAGCGTTCCTTCAAGCCCATCTTGTGACGGTAGCCGTCCAGCAGGTATTTGTTGCCGCTGGCGTCGATCCCGACCACCGCCATCGCCGTGTTGTCGCTGCCGCGCTTCTTCGAGTGGGCCGGGTCGACCATGATGTAGACATTCAAGGTAGCGGGCCGCACATCCAAGAACTGCAGCCATTCCTTGCGGAACATCGCCTCATTGCCCGCCGCCGGGTTTTGCAATTGTTGGCAGGCAATCGTCGCCGGTCCCTGCACCAGCTTCTTCGCTTCCCATGCGGCCGGCGTCAGGAACACCGGGGTGCCCTCGGGCAGGCCGTTGTCGGTGGCGGGGAATACGCGCGGCACCAGCGCCCCTCTTTCCAGAATGCTGTTGTACGAATCCTGAAAGGAATACCGGGTGCCGAAATGCCAGGCGCGCGTGTTGCCATCGGGCCCGCGCGCGCCCAGGTTGTCGCTCAGCTCCCACGCCGCCGTGGTCTTCTCAACCTGATCCGGGGTCGACACGCTCTCGCGCGTGACCACGTCGTCGTACACGCGCAGCATGAAGTGCGCGCCCGTTGGCTGGCCGTCCACCAGCCCATGCGCCTCGACGCTGGCTTCCTTCGGGTTGCTCTTGCGGCGCACCACGATGCCCTTTTCCTCCGACCACTTGGACGATTCATTGCGCGGATCGCCATACAGCACATCCGGGTAGATCGCCTGCAGCTCCTTATTGCTCTCCAGTTCCTGCTTGATTTGCAGCAGGAACTTGCGGGCAACCGGCTTGGTGTGCGAAAAGATGCCGATGGTCATTTCCGGGTTGTTCAACAATTCCTGGATGATGCCCGCGAAGGTGCCTATTGTCGATTTGTAATGTTCCCTAGCCCAAAGATCAAGGCACCCGTCCGGGGTGGCCTCGACCTCGCGGCAGCGCTGGTACAGCCAAGGGTGGACCGCATCCAACCTGTGCAACAGCCGGGTCAGCAGGTAGAAGCGGTCATTGCGCCCCAGCCACGCGCGGCCCTCGTTGCCATAGGCCGACTCGATCAGCTCCCACAGGTCGGCCACGGTATCGAACGGCGCGGCCTGCAGGGTGGCGCACAGGTCGTCAGGCAGGATCAGCGGCATCGGCGGCAGCAGCAGGGTTGATCGTTTCCAGGCGCTTGCGGAATGCCGCCCTCAGCTCGGCGAAGCCGTCATTGATTTCAATGTTCACCGCCGCCTCCGGCGCGGGATCGTCGTCCAGGCTGCGGATCTTGCGGATGGTCTCGACCGCCAGCTTGTTCGATTCCACGATCAGCTTGACATCCTTGGGCAGCTCGACGCTCTGCACCATCACCAGCAGCTTGGCCATGCAGGAGCGGGCCACATGCAGGCCGAGGCGCATGTCGGTGACGTCCTGCGTCGCTTCGTCAAGCTGGTGCTGACGAAGCTCGTCAGCATCGAAAAACTTCTCCATTGTCTCGTCGTAACTTAGCGCCAATCCGGCCAATGCTTCCCTCACCATGCCGCGCTTTTGTTCGTTGCCGCTGACCCATTCATGCTTTTTTGCAAAGCGGCGCAATGTCGCCTCGGGGATTTTGTGCTTGTCGGCGAGGGCATTGATCGACCAGCCCCCGGCGCAGTAGTCCAGTGCAGCGGCAGCGAACGGGTAGCCCGCTGTACTGTTGACCTCGCTCATTGGCTGGGGCGCTACAGGCTCATCTGGCTCTATAGCGGGCGGCACATACTGAACTCGTTGCATCCACTTCCTCTATATAGGAGATTGCCATGATCACTTCACCGAGCAAGGAACAGGTGCGCGCCTACATCCACATGCGGATCGGGGCGAAGACACCACCGGCACCGGGCCAGCAGATTCGGGACCAGCTCGGGTGGAAGTTCCAGCCAGACCAGCCCCCGGTAATCAGGTGCATCGCGGAACCGTCGCGCGGCCGTGACTGAGCTGGTGCTTCGTCACTTCGTCACTTTTCGTCACGGCGTTCGTCACGCTGGCGAGCGCCATTTTGTTGCCTCAATTTCATTCTTTGATATATTGCAAATGTGGCTCGTGCGCGCGCGGCGCTATACAGCGTTGCGCTATATAGTGGAATTTGGTATCCCACCCCCTTGTGAAGGAGTTCGCCATGAAAAGCAGCACCATCCCCCTGTCCAACGACCAGCTGATGAAAGCAGCACCCTCGATCTTTGCCACTGCCCCCTGGGGCGAAGTGTCGGATCGCTACGCATTCATTCCGACCATCAACGTGGTGGACGCCATCCGCGAGGCGGGCTTCTTCCCGGTGCTGGCGCAGCAAAACCTGTGCCGCATTGACGGCAAGCAGAATTTCGCCAAGCACATGATCCGCTTCCAGCGTCAGCAGGACATGGTAGACCGCCAGAAGACGCGCCCTGGCCACTTCTTCTATGCCAAGAATGGGGAGCCGGTGCCGGAAGTGCTGGAGATCGTGCTGACCAACTCGCACGACCGCACCAGCGGCTACCAGCTCGACGCCGGCCTGTTCCGCTTGCTGTGCTCGAATGGCCTGATGGTCAAGTCGAGCAACTTCGGCTCGATCAATGTGCGCCACTCGGGCAACGTGAAAG